AATTCTAACACTTGATACTCTACCAGTATCACTATCTACTAATCCAATTCCAGTTGCACCAGTACCTGTTGCAGATGTAAATGTAACAATTGGTTGCTTATAATAACCGTCACCAGAATCAGTAATAGTAACTCCAGTAACCAATCCAGCGCTGTCTATAGAAGCTGAACCTTCTGCAGAATCTAATAGCTGACTTAATGTAAGAGTATAGGCATATGCATAGTCTCTTTCAATTTTATCAATAACTTCAACACCTGTATCAAGATCTTCATCGTTATATTCGAAGAGCTGACAACGCATTTTAAATACGGGTAGATTACTTATTTGATAGAATGGTTGTTCATGTTCTACGTGCATAATTTGGAATAAAGAATTAGATAATGGTGTATAAATTAAATCACCTTCGCGCGGACGTACGCTCGTAAGTTCGGTATCCATTCTCTGTACTTGCTGAACCCATCTACGACGTGATACAACAAATGTTGCTTCATCACGAATCTCTACACCAAATCGTGTAAAGAGATCTCCTTCTCCATCAAATCCTTCTGTATTTTCAATATACATTTCGATTTTATGCGAGGAATTAAAACGTGATGGAACATCGTCACCAAAAATTGTATCTTCATTTACCAGATCGCGAGGTAAGTAGTATACATCCTGACCATACATCTTTAAAGATTCGATAACGATATCTTCATAAAGATTCTGTTCAGATCTTACTTTTTGGCTAAAGTATAAATTAGTGGCCATATTAACCTACAAAGAAATCAGCTGGAAGTTCGTGCTCGAGTCTTATATTCTCGCGAAGTTGTGCAATTTCGCCTGAGGCGTCATCATATATTTGTCTACCATTTAAAGTAACACCACCAGGAAGCTGCATACCTTCGAACTTAATTAGGTTCTGTCCCCATTGTTGTTTGATAAGTGAAGTAGTATATTCTTTGAGCCACATATCATTATATACAGAAGTATGTGTATCAGGATCTACAATTTGATATACTTCGGCAATAATATATTCACCGGCTTGGATATCACCGTCTGCAAAATCACCGAATATATAAAGTCTATTCTGTCTTCTTGAAAATTGTACCTGAGGTGTACCATTAAGTTTCATATCAAGAAGTGATAGATACTGCTGCATTTGCTCATAGTAAGCAAGATCCCCAGCAAAATTCTGTAGATCGGCAATATCATTTAGCATCATTTGATATTTAATATCAAAGAAATTATACGATGAATTAAATGAACTTGATACTGGAAATAGTTTTGATACAAATATAATATTATTTGAAAGAGTAATATATTCATTTGTAACATCTGATGCAGTAACCAAATGCTTTAAATATGTTCTTACTGTTGCATCAGAATGGTATTCTTGGTAGTACTGTAACGCTTCATCAACACGGTCTTCAAGCTGATCCTCATCTACATTAATCTCGATCACAGGATCGCCGAGTCTTCGTTTGCAATATTCTATGAGCGTAGCACGTGATGTAGGATTAGCCATAGAGATCTCCGTTAAAAATATCTATGACTATTTATATGATTTTAAAATTAAAGATAAAGTTTATTTAACCTATTAAAAAGCAGCTTATCTACCCCAATAGGTACCCATAAAAGTTACAATCGTTGTCAATATGAATATTGGAATCACCAACACAACGAACGGTTACATTGCAATAATCACTAGCCGCCATATTCATTATGGTGTGGACTGAAGCGTGGAGGTATGACCCTGTAAGTGAGGTCAACTCTCTAGCGTAAAAAAGGCTGCCATTCTTTACGATTGACACATATAAGTATGAACCAGAAAAAGCGTCGTATCTAATGGTAGTACCGAAGATATAATTACCAGCTACAGGCGCAGTAAACCTTCCAGTTGAAGAAGAAAAGTGATTTCCAGTGTTAAAGTTTGTAGTGAGTATGTGTCGGAATGGTATGTAATTAGAACTAGAGCAATCAATGTTTGCTTGCGCTGACTGCCTAACTGAAAATCCGGGCTGATACGGCATAGTGGCACGGCCTGCTGTGTCGATGCTTAGTGCATTTTTCCATGAATTACCGTTCCAATGGTGCATACCGAATGTTGTCGAAGCAGTACCGGGAATAGCATTGCCACCCACTGAACCATAAGCCCAAGCAGTTCCACTAGACCCATTTTGTTGATTATAGCTACCTGCTCCAGTCGCATAAAAAGCTACGCCGCTGGTAGCTGTTGATTCTATAGCACCCGCAACTGAAAGTTTCTGGTTAGGTGAAGTAGTACCAATGCCCAAATTCCCTGCCGGAGTCAGTAACATTTTGTTTTGACCAGACAGTGATGGATAGCCGTCTGATTTATACGCAAAACAAAATGAATTTTCAGTAACTCCACCGCCATCATCATAGCCAACAGCCCAGTTTCCTGCGGTTGGGCCTTGACTAAATACCATCTTGCTGTCGCCTGCGGAATGAGTTTCCAGAATTAAGTGAGCGTCGTCTGAAGCACCTTGGTCGATGTGGACTATGCCTTGCGGCGAACTAGTACCAATGCCCACGTTGCCGCTGCTGTCGATTCGCATCTTTTCGCTTGGTGCGTGGTTTGCAGAAGAAGACGTTAAAAATGCTAGCAGACCTTTGGGATATTGACCAGTTACTTGCGCCTCTGGGAACTGTGCAACGATACTTGCACCAGCGTAATTTGGATTATCATCAGTGTCTGCTCTAGCAAAGTGCAAACCGGCTAGATTTCCAGCCGTTTGATTGGTGTTTACGATGGCAATGCCAGCGTTACTATTGTTAACTATATTTGTTGCACTGTCATCACCAATGACAACGAACTTCATATCTTCGCCAGCACCGGTAAACACCGATGTTTCTGAACCACCAATGCTCACGAAGCCGCTGCTGCCGATGCGCATATGTTCTATGGTGTTGCCACCTGCGTTTCTAGTAGCAAATGTTAAGTCCATAGAACCTGATGCTACGCCTACGCCTGAAATTGTTGCAAGACTGCTGCCACCGCCAGCACTAGAAACAAAAAGCAAAGTTGAGCAAGTATTCAAAGTAGTGTTAAAATTAACTAATCTTGCAGTTGTATCACCTGTTAGTGTATTTGCTGTCGTGTAGACACTGGCAGTAGAATTAGTGACATCTAGCTTTGAACCCGCCGAAGTAGTACCAATGCCCACGTTGCCACTTGCATCCAACACTAAATGGGCATTCGTGCCACTATTAGTTGACCAAAGCATTTTACCGCCTGTTGTCCAGTTATACTGGTCTCCAGCCGCCGTTCCGTTAATGCCTTGATTTGTTGTGTTAGCAACATTCAATGCACTTTTAGTTACGCTTGCGGATTGTAATGTTACGCCGTTATTTGTTGAAGTTAGTCCAGTAGCCGTGACAGTACCACTTACGTCAACGCCTGTACTAGTCGTTGAAAGCTTTAAATTACCATCCCAATATAGCCCAACAGAACCATTATTTGCCATTGTTAAGTAATATTCAGAACCAGTACCATCAAGAAATTCGATGTTGGTACCGCGTACTTCTAAGTTTCCAGTACCAACATCTTCAATTATTGATTTAGATGCGTTATGAAAAATAACTAAATCATTAGCATCCCCGAAATAAGCCTTTTCATTATCACCGAGATTCACTGAAGTACTAATATTCAGACTTCCGTCTGAGTGTAACATACTGGCGAGATCTCTTGCTCTAGTCATTTCGGTATTTCCTTTAAGGTTTAGCTAGCGGCTGATTGCTCTTCTTTAGATTCTTCTTTTACAGAACTAATAAGAGCATTTGTAAATGCATCAAGTGAAGCCTGTACCTGATCTAGCTGAAATTTCAAATCATTTGCTTTTTTCTGTAGATCTTTAATTTGGGCAATAGCATAATTCTGCTGATCGGTTAGGTCTTCTTGTTTGTATTCTTTTCCGTCGATTGTAATTACATTTGATTGTTGTTCAGTCATAATCAATTCCTTGTTTTGTGTTATAGTAATATTAGTATTTATATAGGCGAATTAGCAAGATCTTCTTCGTTTCGTTGTACTGCAGTCTTTACTACTTCTAATTCGAATGCCTGTGCAATCTGAGCATCACGCCCAACCGCAAGAGCAATAGAATTTTCGTTACAGTGAGCAACAATTGCTGCAACGATTTCGTCACCTGCAATTCTTGCACGATTTGTTACTGCATTATCGGCCCAGTCTTGTGGACTTGTTGCGCAGTATTCCATGCATTTTAGTTCTGTATCTGTTAGTTCGATTTGTATTGTTTGTGTCATTGTTTTTACTCCATTGACTCTGTTGATTAACCTATTAAACGGCCGCTGAAAAACCCATATCCATCGGTTAAATACCAAGTATTATTGCCTTCGTTATTTACGTAGACATAATCGTTTGCATTTAAATAGATAACTGAAGAAACATTACTCGAACGGGCTGCGCCATTAGTATAATCTTTTGCAAAATTAAAAGTTCCATTCACTACTAAGACTAAACCACCATCAGCTGCGCTAGCCTGCATAATTGCAGCAGCAGAAAAGTAATATACCCCAGCTACAGGTGCGGTAAAACGGTAGGTAGAAGTATTATAATGTCCACCTATGTTAAAGCTAGTTGAGCTGTATGCGAAACCCCCACTTTGGGCTTGATATGCAGCAGCACCATAGGCGTAGAAGCTAGGCTGATTCGGCATCGTGACGCCAACAGCGCCAGCTGAGAGAACCTTCAGATTACCCAAGTCAGCGGAGTTTTGACTTGTTTGCCATGTGTAAAACTCTATGGCGTTGTTGACGTTGATGGCGGAGTCATGACGTGTCTTGATGGCGTGGCGGTAGCCAGTGCTAGTGTTGAAGCCAAACTGCATCACCGAGCCACCCCCAGAACCGACGTTGTTATCGCCTGTCCTAATTAGGATACCATTGTCGCCCTGACCACCATGCAAATCGACAATAGGCAACGATGCTCCTGTGTTCACAGGGATGCCGTTAATGCCAACCCTGCCGCTGCTGTCGATACGCATACGTTCTGTAGCGTTGGTAAAGAAATTTATAAAGTGTGAGGAACTATGTCCTGTAATGTAAGTGGCACCCCACGCTGGACCATTCCCTGAAGGATACGTTAAAGACCCAGTTGCTGTAAGTGAGCCGTTGCTGTTAATGCGGAAGCTTTCGGAACCATTGGTAAAAAACTGCATGTAGTTATCGGTCTGCCCGGCATAATCAGTCCGATAAGTTATGCGCCCATCTTTGTTGCCTTGGTCATCTTTGAAGTAAATGGCACACTCGCCGCCATCACTTGCGGCTTGCATAGCAAATTCAGGGTTATTTGCTTGTAGATATAAAAGTTCAGTAGGAGTGCCTCCAATGCCCACGTTGCCGCCGTTAAAGTAGCTGTTTCCATTGCTATGCAAAAGAATGTCAGCATTACCAGCCGTGTCATAAACAAAAAGCCTACCGTCGCCATTACTTGTCTGTTCAACAGACATCATCTTTATATTATCGCTGTCCTTGACCGCCAGTATGTTTGCATTGGTGTTTGCAGAACCTTTGACAACAAGATTGTAGTCAGGCGAACTAGTACCAATGCCCACGTTGCCAGTCGTTGCTTGAACAACAAAATGATTTACGTTGCCACCAGTGGTTTTAATTCGAAAGTCTTTGTCGCTTCCGGCAAAAGCAGACTCAGTTGATATTGTGGATTTGCTGTCAAAACTTCCAAACGCACCCACGCTGTCTATGGTTAACTGGTCAACGGTTGCTGTGCCAGTTACGTCAACATTCCCAGTAAAGTTTGCGCCAGTCAGCATAGCTGCCCCAGCGGCTGCAACATTGGTTGCGTCTGTTACGTCTGCGGCAGCCTCGATACCATCTAGTTTTGTACCATCCGCTGCAACGTCACGACTATCAACAGTACCAGTAACAGCTATATTGCCACTTACTGTTAGTGAACCACTAAATGTACCACCAGTAGATGCTGAAACTGTATCAGAAACACTGAATACATCATATGATATAATTTCTACAACATCATTTGCTACAAGTGCAGCTAATCCACTAATTGTATTTGTATTTGGAACTGCTACATAATCTGTACCTGATACAAGATTATTACCAT